CGTTTATCACAAAGCCTTATAATCCCGCTATTCTTCTTGCTAAAATTGCTGCATTGTTAAAGAAAGCCTACCGTTCCTCTCAAACAGAAATTTATATGTGGAAAGAAGCTACCCTGCATTTGGAGAGTAGCATGATAGAGTACAAAGGACAGAAAGCAGAATTGACAAAGAATGAATTGAAAATCCTCTACTACCTTTTTAAGAACGCTGGAAAAATCTGTTCCAGAAATGATATTGTGGATTTTCTTTGGGATAATCAGCTTTATGTTGATGATAATGCCCTAAGTGTCAATATTACCCGTATTCGTGACAAACTGGCAACAATCGGACTTGTAGATTTCATTAAAACAAAACACAGGCAAGGATATACATTATGAGTGGAAAACAATATTTGAAAAATCAACTCCCCGTTATTTTAGTCAATTTGCTGGGTATGCTTGCCCTTGCTTTGTTCCTGATTGCAAGCGATAATCCTATCCAAACAGTCCTGTTTATTCTTGCAGTCTGGTCGATTGTCCTTGTTTTATCTTTGCTGGCATTTTATTTCTCACGAAAAAAATATCTGAATAAATTGCTCAATATGACGGAGCAATTAGAAGAACGATATTTATTGCCGGAAATCATGCAAGTGCCGGAAAGGGCTGATGAACAGGTTTTTTACCAGATTATGAAAATGGCTGAAAAATCTATGTTGGAACGGATTGGCGAAGTACAGAGGGAACGCAGGGAATATAAAGAATACATTGAACAATGGATACACGAAGTAAAAACACCAATTACAGCCATGAAGCTGCTGTGTGAGAATAACCGTTCTCCCTTTTCCAGAGAGGTATTGGCAGAGTTAGAGAATATCAATCAATATACAGAACAGGCACTTTACTATGCCAGAAGTGAACACGCTGAAAAAGACTATTCTGTCCGTGAAGTCAATTTATGCGATGTTGTGAATAGTGCAATCGCAGATAATAAGTATCTTTTGCGTCAAAGCAATATGTCAATTCAGATAGACGATATAGAAACAAAAGTTTACACCGATGAAAAATGGGTGCGGTTCATCTTAAATCAGATTATCGGTAATGCAATCAAATACCATGCAGAGCAGCCTATTTTGCACTTTGGGGCGACAAAAACGAATGACAAGATTGTGCTATCTATCAGCGATAATGGGATAGGTATTCCTAAAAGTGATTTACCCCGTATTTTTGAAAAAGGATTTACAGGTCAGAATGGGCGAACCGGGAAAAATTCTACTGGAATTGGCTTATATCTTTGCAAGCGTCTATGTGATAAACTGGGAATAGGACTTACTGCTTATTCCGAAAACAGAGGAACAACGATTTCACTTATCTTTCAAATGAATGATTTTATTATCGGAGTGCAGGGCTGATAGGTTCTGCACTTCTTACATTTTTGTAAGAACTGTGTAAGAAAACTTGATACAAAAAATGATATACTCCATTTACAATATGGGTATGGAACAGTTAAGGAGGTTTATCCGATGAATACAATTTTGAAGCTGGAGCATATCCAGAAATATTATGGCAATGAGGGAAATATTACCAAAGCCATTAAAGATATTAGTTTTTCTGTGGAAGCCGGAGAATTTCTCGGAATTATGGGTGCGTCCGGTTCTGGAAAGACAACGCTGCTAAACTGTATTTCTACGATTGATACCGTAAGTGCAGGGCATATTTTTTTAGAGGGAACAGATATAACGGAAATCAAACCAAAATTCCTTGCCCGCTTTCGCAGAGAGAATTTAGGTTTTGTATTTCAAGACTTCAATTTGCTGGATACATTGACAATTTCAGAAAACATTGCACTGGCATTAGCAATCAATAAAGTCCCTGCAGGGATTGTAGAACCCCGCATTTTGGATATAGCCGGAAAGCTGAATATCAGCGATATTCTAAACAAATATCCTTATCAGGTATCGGGCGGTCAAAAACAGCGTTGTGCCTGTGCAAGAGCAATTATCAACAATCCGAAACTCTTATTGGCAGATGAGCCAACGGGCGGTGCGTAGTTAGTAGAAACAAGATCATAAAAAAACAATATCCATTTCTCCGTCCTCGTGAACAGTGATTGACTGCACGAAGGACTTCCAGAAAGCATTCTTCTCCTGCGGAGAAAATGTTCTGTATATCTCCTCATAATCCTGTTCAAGCAGCTTCTTCAGATCAGCAAGATCACGAGAAGGAGCAACAACAATGGAATCCAGTTCTTTCAGTTTCTCCTGAAAAGCGGAATAATCCCTTTTATATGTATCACGATCAATCAAGTCATCCATGTACAGTTCATACAGTTTCTGCATCTTAGTTCGTATCTTCGCAGCTTCAGCAGCAGGATTCTTCCGAGCAGGGGTTGTTCCGGTCACTTCATATTCTGCCACATACTCGGACAGAGCAGGGCGGATATGTTGGAGAAGGTATTCTTCGACATAATCCTCACGATAACTGCGGTTCCGATCACAACTATGTGACTGATACCTCTGATTGCACCTATACGACGGATAGTGCTTTTCGGTTCCGTCAGAAAGAGTTCGGTGAGTTGTCTGGCCTACAAGATAATGATTGCAGGAAGAACAGATCAGAAGTCCAGTGAAGATATATGTTCGGTTAGAGTAACGCTGACGCACGTTCCGTTTTCCTAAAACCTGAATACGGTCGAATCGCTCTGGCTCGATTAGAGGCTCGCAAAAATCAGGGTCATCACGATACATCCCTTTATACAGAGAGTTGCGAAGATTCCGGGAAATAGTGTCATAACACAAATAGATTCCGTATTTTTCTTTCAGATAGAGCAACGTCCCCCTCTTGGAATTGGTCTGCTCAAAATGATCGAACATATCAAGAGCAAATTGCTTCCATTCCGGGTCAATGATAACGTGCTTCTCATCATCCAGTTTCAGACCACGAGGAAGAGAACCGGAAAGATAGGTTTTATTCTTCAGTTTGTACGCAAATACGTCTTTGATTCGATCACTGTCACGATCGCACTCGTCCTGTGCAACGGACAGACGGATGTTGATGTGCAGGCGGCCGTTCGTGGTGGTGGTGTCGTAGGACTCCGTGATCGCCTTCCACTGGACTCCGTTCTCTTCAAGTATCTCCTGAATTTTGTGATAGTCTCCGATGTTCCTGAACCAACGGTCAAGTTTTGTGAACAGAATCATGTCAAAGCTGCGAGAGCGGACACCATCAAGAAGGCGGACAAATTCCTTCCGGCGAGTGAATTTCTTCCGGGCAGTCAGGGCCTCGTCGATGAAAGTGTCAATCAGCACCATGCGATTCACTTTGATGAACTCATCAAGGAGAGCGTCCTGTGCTTCCAGAGTGTCACCATGAAGGACCTGACCGTCATGGGAACAACGTATATATTTAACAACACGCAGGCCGAAGAGTTCCGGTTGCGGTCTGAAGTATGTACTATTCATAAAAACCTTCTTTCTGCCGTAAAAAAGCGTAAAAAAATAAAGCTATGCAGCAGCACAACTTCGTGGTAGAATAAAGGTTGCGAATCTGTATTCTATGAAGTTATGTGCTACATAGGAAATGATGGGGAAAGGCAGTTCTTGTCAGGGACTGTCTTTTTCTATGTTTAGATTTCAATATTGCATTTTATAGCAAGATAATACATATGCTTACAAGGAACTTTCCTCTTCTGGAAGTCCGGGCAAGTGCAACCGGACAAAGTGGTGTGATACTGTCCGCCTTCGGAACCTGCGAAAGTGCCTGTCTTTGCTTTTAGGTCAATATGTACAGGAGTAAGTTCACCATTCAGAGCACGACGTTTTCGCGCCTCGGCAGCTTCTCCACACACATCGGACCATTGACTCCATGCGTCAGATCGAGATGAAAAAGAAACGCATATATCACGAATCCATCCGATACAGAATCCGCCGCAAGTCAATGTGTACAGAATACCCATTCCGATCTCACCGGAAAGATACCGATGAAGACCAAACCATCCGCCGAACAAGGCGGCCCATTTATTATATTTTCTCATAGCAAACCCCACATAAATTTTTTCCTTGCCATCCTTCAAACCTCTTGGATGAATACATAATAGTTCACCACAAGGAGGGAATGATGGAAATACTAACATGGCAGGCAAGGACTGAAAAAAATGTAACACTGAAGCAGTTGGAAAAGATGACCGGAATCAGCAAAACGACACTGAATACGATTGAGAACGGTCTGACATCTCCGACGCTCCGGCAACTGGAAGCCATAGCGATTGCGCTTGACACGAAGATCAGTGCTCTCTATGACTCTGAATATAAATAAGTATATCACATGAGCTGCGATGATACGCAGATCACAGAACGATTTCCGTAATTACGGAAACGAGAGCCGAACCCATTCACGAAGCCTGAAAAAAATGGTAATATTTTCAAAAGGAGGCGATGAAAATGGATATTCGGCAGAAAATAATCGGACTGCTGAACAAGATAGACTCTGAAACTCTCCTGAAGAGAATATATGAGTTTATCAAGTACATATACATATATCAGTAGCCGACACGAAGAGAAGGGAATCCAGATGGGTTCCCTTTTTATTTTTTCTCTTCTGAAGTATTCCTTTTCTGAATAAGGTCCTTCGCCCTTGCTTTTATGCCATCCCTCACATCCTTCGGAAGTCCGACATATAACTCGACGATGAATCGGTCGAGGTCATCAAGTTCGTACTGCGAGCAGAGTTCATCAAGAACTGTCTGCGGCAGATCGGAAAACATCTCACCTTCTCCATCCATAAGCCAGTCATAATTCACATTAAACTCGCGGCATATTGATTTCACCATCTGATCGGTGAGGTTATTTATACCATTTTCAATTCTGCTGACAGTTTGCTTCGTGACACCGACTTTTTTTCCAAACTCTTCGAGCGTCAGTTTCAATGTCTTTCTGATATCTTTTACACGATCGCCTTGCGTCATAGATAATCACCATCCTTTCAAGTATCAGAATAGCACCGAGAAATCATGCTGTCAATGAAAAAGTTCCGTAAAGTGACAAAAAAGAGTTGACAGAGTAACGCGAAGTAACTATAATGTAACCATACGGAACAAACAACACACATCATCATAAAGGAGGCAACAACAGTGACAACGATTCAGGTATACAGAAATCGAAGGAACTCAAACAAATACATAGAAGTGCATAACGATGGACACTATCACAATTCATTAAAACAGTATCTGTACTGGGAAAGAAACGTCATTACAGGCGAACCGCTCCCGGAACCAGTGAAGAACATCACCGGAGACAGACGGCTCCATCGTTGGAGAAAAGCGAACCTGAAGGAACTGCTCGAAGATTACGAGCCAGTAACAGCATAAAGAAAGGAGGAACACACATGGCAGCAGCAACTTTTGAAATGGATAACAAGGAACTGAAGAAACAAACCGAAGACATTGAGGAAATGATTTCACTGCTGAAGCAGCTGACCAGCGGCGAGAAGCGTGAAGTCAAAGGAATCATGATCGGATTGCAGATGGCAAAGCAGGCAGGACTGACTGCATAGAACAGGCCCCGGCGGAAATGCCGGGGAGTACATATAAGGAGAATAGACATGAAACTGAATAAAGAAAAATTCATGAAGACAGAAATGGGCGGCGAATTAGAAGAAACTATTCGCACATGGGACAAGGCCATTGATGAAAGAAGAAAAGCAACACCGGGAATCGAAAATCCAGATCAGGGACTCGGCTTTAAATACTGGGACAACACTTGCAGAAGCTGTCAGGACAGATGGGAAGTGTTCAAACTGGCAATCAAGCAGTTTTACGGAATCGAATTTTTCTTCACGAGAACAGATGAATACTTCGGAATCGTGACAGAAGATGAAGCAGACTGGTTGATGAAGGTTGAGAGATAGGAGGGAGCACAATGCAGATACGAAGTGAGAACGACCTGAAACTGGCATATGAAACGATAAACAGCTTCAAGGAAATGATGCCGATGGCGCAGAAAACAGATGTCGCACTGGAATATATAAAAGAACTAAAGAGGGACATCAGAGGATTCTTCAGAAAAGAAAAGGAGAAGCCACAGCGAAGGCTGGTGAAAGACGATGGGATTGATGGCTATATAGTGCTGATACAACTTCCATCATTCCTGAACAGCAAAGAAGATGCTGCGGTGTACTTCGAAGAGAACGAAGTAATGACATGCAGACATTCAATGTATGACTGCACAGGACAGGCATTCACAAGCTGGTACAAGATAGTCGAGAGAAGCGGAAGTATGTGGGCATATCACAGCGTATGCTTCGATGTGTAAAAGAGAAGGAGGAGCAGGCATGACAACGAAAGAACAGGAAAGACAGGCAATCGAAAAGATCAGAAAGATCGTGGAAGGACTCGGAGAAAACAGTTACGTCGGATTCGCGATGGAGGGAGTTCTGGAACTGGCAGAGGACAACATTCGAGAAGATACTGCGTACAGCATGAAGAAAAACGCAGAGATTGCGTGGGAGAGAGAAGACAAAGCAGAGAAAGAGAACAAAGACCTGAAGAAAGAGGTTGAAGACCTGAAGAAGACCGTCGAGAAGAGAGAAGCAACCATTTCAGAACTGAACACGGAACTTTGCAATGCGAGAGCAGAGGCAAAGACGAACGAGATTCCTGAAGAACTGGTGCAGGAGATGTATTGCATGGCCTACGACAAGGAAGCGGAGGCAGACGGAAAGATGGAAAAGGCAGCAGATCGGATGGCAGCGGTAATCGTTGCCGGAGAAGATGTGTGTGGATTCGCAGAGGAGTACAAGAAGCAGAAAGAAAACCGGAGCAGATACAGGAAAGTGATGGAGGAACTGGACAAGAGAGAAAGACGAAGGGCAGGAAGAGAATGAGAAAGAAATATTACCATGCAGCAACACCGGAGACGATGAAGAAGATTATTGCTGACGGAGTAGTGAAAAGAGGATGGGACGGTTGCGTGTACCTCTGCGAAAAGCCACAGGACGCAGCGAAGTTCGTGGCAATCAGAGGACACGATGAAGTGGCAGTGATAGAAGTGATTCTTCCAGCAAACAAGGTGAAGGAATCATTTGACCATTCAGTCCAGTTCTTCCAGTGCAAAGCATTTATGTATGAAGAAGACATCAAAGTCAGACCAAACGCAGAAGTTGTTGAATACAGTTTCAAGTGAATGAAAGGAGAAGAGGATGTTCATTTTATCACAGGACAAAACAAGGATTTTCAATACGTCAGGTCACATTGAGGGAATCGGATATAAGGAAGAGAACTTCAAGGAGGGGAAGAAAGAAGAAATCAGACACACGATTCAGGTGTTTGGCGGATGCGCCGAAGAGATTGCAGAGTACAAATGCAAAGAAGATTGTCTGCTCGTACTGTATGCGATTTTCAACGCAATAGAGCAGGGAGGTAAAACGGCAGAGCTTCCAACACAGGAGGAAATGAAAGAACAGAGAGAAGCATTGAAACAGTATCTGGAATCAGGAAAGAAACTGACAGAGTGGACAGCAGAACTCCTGAAAGAATTGCTTGATATGTAATAAAAGCCGAAACAGGGCATCCGCCCTGTCTGAACACGACGGCAACGTGTTCACTGATGATGGCAAGCCGAAAGACATTATCGGAGCATCGTGAAAACATGGCGGCGCGTACAGTCTGCCAGAACACTGTATGGATGGATAACAGGTTTTAGCACTTTTTAAGGTGAAAAGGCAGACGCGGTGAGAACGCTTGCCAGAAAGAAGGTGGAGGAAGAAAAATGAAATTCATTGATTTTTTTGCCGGAGTCGGAGGGTTCCGCAGAGGCATGGAATTAGCAGGGCATGAATGCGTTGGCTTTTGCGAGTTTGACAAGTTCACGACTGCAAGCTACACCTCGATGCACCTGCTCACCCAGGAACAGAGAGAGTTCCTGGACAAAATGCCACTGAAACAACGGCAAAAAGAAATATTGAAGGAGGAATACAGAAATGGAGAATGGTATGCAAATGACATTAGAAGGGTGTATGCCGGAGACATTCCAAAAGCAGATTGCTGGTGCTTCGGATTTCCATGTCAGGACATCTCCGTTGCAGGAAAACAGCTTGGATTTCAAGGGAACCGTTCAAGCTTGTTTTTCAGAGTTATGTACCTTATCGGACAACTCGAAGAAGAAAATAGACCCACTTACCTTTTCATTGAGAACGTTAAGAATTTGCTTAGTGTTAATGGAGGATGGGATTTCGCCAGACTGCTCATTGAAATGGAGCAGGGGGGGTATGATGCAGAATGGCAGGTGCTCAACTCCAAAGATTTCGGAGTGCCACAAAACAGAGAAAGGTGTTTCATTATCGGACATCTTAGAGGGAGAAGTATCTCAAAAGTATTTCCTATCGAAGGAACAGACGGAAAAAATAGTGTTTCGTTAAATCTTTTCGGTTGTCTTAATGGCAGAAATTCACAGCGAGATAGAGTTTATAGTGACGATGGATTAGCACCAACAATCAGTACGAAGCCGGGAGGAAACACAGAACCTAAAATAGCAATTCCAGTATTAACACCAGACAGGGCAGAGAAACGTCAGAACGGAAGAAGGTTCAAAGAAGATGGAGAACCAATGTTCACACTGACAGGACAGGACCGGCATGGAATCGCGATTGAAGTCAAAGAAGCAACGAAACAAGGTTATGCAGAATGCAGAGTGGGAATTGACAGCGTGAACTTCTCAATGCCAAACAGCAAGACAAGAAGAGGAAGAGTCGGACAAGAAATCGCCAACACACTCGACACGAGTTGCAATCAGGGAATCTTCGTTCAGGTATCGGAAGAACTGGTTGTATATGCGGTCTGGTATGAAAAATATCAATGCTACATAGCAATCAGGAAACTGACACCGAAGGAATGTTTCAGACTGCAAGGATGGACGGATGACTATTTTGAGAAAGCAGAGTTCGTCAATTCAGACAGTCAGCTATACAAGCAGGCAGGAAACGGAGTGACAGTGACTGTCATCGAAGCGATGGCAAGAAAACTCGGACAGCACAGAAAGGAGGAACAAAGGTGAACGACGGACCAATAGTGAGAAGAATTTCATTCGACATTCACGGAGAGTTCATCACGCAGCTTGCGAGAGAATGGTTTTACACCGGAGAAAAGAGCCACGAGAAAGTCATTGAGATTCTGATGGACAGCATGACCGGAACAGACACACCGGAGGCACAGATCAGGAGATATGCAGAAGACATTCTGCTAGGCCGCGCCGCTCTGAAGGGGAGCACGGCAGCAGGTACATATCATCTCGAAACATACGAACCGGGAGAAGAAGAGCAGATGCCGCAGAGCATGAACATCTGGAAAGAAGTCGAAAGACGGAAGAAAGCAGAGAAGGACCTGCGGAGGATGATTGAACGGTGGGACGTAGCAATGGACCACATATCGGAAAGTACACAGAGAGAAATCAGAAAGGAACTCGGAGAAGAGACTGCGGAGGATAGACAGCAGGATTCACTCGACAGTTTCATGAAACGAATGATGGATGAAGAAAATCACACCACAGAGGATTATGGATGGTTAGAGCCGGACGGAACTTTTCATGGAGTGGAATGGGGAGCGCATCAGGAATGGGCGCAGAATTACATGAGCGAAAAATTCCCGGAGGAAGCAATGAACGGAGACATTGACTTGCAGATAAAATGCAATGTCGGCCTGATCGGAGCAGGAGACTGGCTCGTCGAAAGAGGGTGGGTTCTCTTACACAATCCGAGTCGAGGAATTGCTTTTCCGACAAAGAATCCGGTCAAAGAGTACACAAAGGCACAGAAAGAGTTCCTGTATGACTATTACATGGAAAGAGATTGCAAAAAGGAGGCGAACGCAATATGGCAAGAAGACGAGTGAGAAGCGATGAGGAAAGAAGAATCAGAGCGGACGAAAGACTGAGAGAAGAACTGTCGAGAGGATGCGAGTATTCTGGAACACAGGAGATCGTTCAGGAAACATTCGAGGAGATGAGAGAACAGCTCGGAATGGAAGGAGACTGGGACGAAATAAGCGTGACAGACACAGACAACAGAGGATTTGTTCTTCAGGATGTGATTGAAGAGTTCTATGACCTGATGATCGAGAAAGTTCTGAACTACATCGGTGCAGAGTGATAAAGCAATGAAGGAGGAATCAACATGGCAGTAAGAACACAACCGGATGCGCTGAAGGTATTCGCTACGATCGCAATGATCGTCAACAGCCGGGAGGATTCAGCAAAAGTGAAATTGACAAGTGTAACCAAAAAGACAGATAGAGAAGAGAAAAGAAGTGCATGAAATGAAAAAGCCTTCGGAATTGCTTGCAGGCTTCCGAAGGCGATTCGTTGACGTTCAGGTCAACACACATCTCGGTATTATTGTACTGCGAACAGCCTGAAAAGTCAATCAAAACAAGCGTCCAGAAGCGGTTCGGCGGACTTGTAATGGATAGTAACACTTCAACGATAAAGAGAAGTGACAGAGGTGATTCAGGATGGAGCAGAGCAGGAGACGGAGAAAGAAGAATGTCTATGTAGAGTATGACTATGAAGAGGCATATCAGAAACAGATTGAGAATCTGGAAGAGGACATCATCAAGAGGATGATGGATGGAAAGAAGATCAAGTATGTGTATGCCACAAAGGAGATCAAAGCAGGGGAGCAGTTGGAAGTCGAGATATATCCAGAGTTCACCAGAAAGAGAGTCGAAGAGATTCCAGAGGAGGGCAGAAGGAAGAAGGATAGACAGGCACAGAGGAACCTGAATGAGAAGAACAGCAGGAAGCAGTGTGAGAGGGTCATCAATGAGAACTTTGGTGACAGAGACATATGGGCCACGTTCACCTATTCAGCAGAGTACACACCTGCAAGCATGAAAGTGGCGAAGAGCCATATGCAGAACTACATCCGCCGCCTGAACTACCAGAGAAAGAAGAGAGGTCTTCCGAACGCTCGGTATGTGTATGTTACGGAGCAAGGAGACAAAGGCAGATGGCATCATCACATCGTACTCGACGGAGACATGGACATGGACACAGTGGAAAGTCTCTGGACATACGGAAAGAGGAATCAGGTTCGCCGCCTTCAGAAAGACGAAAACGGCCTCGTGGGGATGGCGAAATATGTGTCAAAGCCGAAGGGCAAGGGGAAGGACTCTGAAGAAGGAAAATATCAAAAAATCTGGACTCCATCGAAGAACCTGAAGAAACCGGATGAACACAAGAATCATTACAAGACAAAGCAGAGCCATGTGGACAAGATGGTCAACGGTATACTTCCAGTGCAGGAGCATCTGAACAAGTGGTACGCATCAGAGGGTTATGAGTACACGGAATCAGTGATCAAGTACAACAAGTGGAACGGCCAGTATTACATATATGCTCGAATGAGAAAACAGCAGGAGGAGAAAGGAGGGAAGAAGAGTGAGAAGACGAAGAAGAGCAAGGCGAAGAAAGGCGGTCAGAATCGCAAGAGCACTCGCAAGAGGGATTAACTGGAAGAGAGTGGCAACAGTCGTGCTCCTGACCGGAGTTGCGGTGAGCATCGCAAGGTGCGGAAGAGAGAAAGAGATCAATGCACAGGTGATGGCAGCGAAGGAAGAACAGACCAGACAGGAACTGCGGATGCAGCAGGAATATGGTTGCGACATCTATGGTCAGTATGAATATCCATACAACACGATGTCGCAGGATTGGAGCGGAGATCAGGTGGAAGGATTCTACTATCACGAAATAACTGAAGAGTGCAAGAAAGCAGGCGGTCAGTTCCCTGTCATCATGCAGGTGTACACATACATCATCTGCGAGCAGAACGATGTGGATTATGAGATGGTGTTCGCCCTGATTGAAAGGGAGAGCAAGTGCGTGTGGAACGCTGCCGGAGACGGCGGAGCACCTGTCGGACTCATGCAGATCGCAGAGAAATGGCAGCAGGAGCGCATGAAGGAACTGAACTGCACAGACCTGACGCAGCCATTCCAGAACGTGAGAGTCGGGGTGGACATCCTGTCAGAACTTCAGGAGAAGCTGAAGGGAACCGTTCCGGCGGAGCAGTTGCCATATGACGTTCTGGCCGCGTATAACTACGGACTCCGGGGAGCACAGAAAAATCTATGGGCCTATGGGGTGCATGAGTACGAATACAACAGAGCCATTCTGGAAAGGGCGCAGGAACTGAAACAGGAGACGAAGGAAGCAAAGGAGAAAAAGCAGTGAAAGAAGGATATGTGTTGAAAGCGGATGCGGCGAAGCACCTGACACCAGAGCCGATCACATACGAAGCGATGAAGAGAAAGAGCGAAAAAGCTGCACAGACCGCATTGAAAGATGCGAAGGCGAGCATCTTGAACGCAGCAGGAATCGGGAAGGTTGAGGCATACTGCATCAATACCGTGCTTGCAGAACTGAAGCGCAAGGGACTCTCACCGGAACAGGAAGAGTATAAACGCATCAGCAGAGAGACGGCCAGAATGGTCATCAGGGACCGGAAAGGAATCTGGACAAGATACTATACCGACAAGGAAGGTCTGAAAGACTGGCTTCTCTGGAAGCTGGGTCTGAAGAAAGAGACAGTTTTTGATCGGATGAAGCGAATGGGAGTGACCGGAGATGTTCTTCAGGACATGGAACTCCTGACAGGAGGGAAGAAGTATGACGGAGAGATGTTCGGAATCACGGGCGGAGGGCAGCCGATCTTCTGCATTGAGATCAGCAACGAGTCCGATCTGAATGAGAAAGAGATAGCGGCAGCAGTACAGGATGAAAGAGAGGCAGAGCAGGAATGAATTTGAGATATGCAAAGCGAAGCGAGGACACGGAGCAGATCAACGTGGCATCGTGGGCGGCTTGGAACGAGAGACAGTACCCGGAATTGAAGTGGCTGCATCACATTCCGAACGGAGGCAGCAGAAACAAGGCAGAGGCGGTCAAACTGAAGCAGATGGGAGTGAAGGCAGGTGTCTCTGATCTCTGCCTGCCGTACCCGAAAGGAATTTACTGCGGATTGTACATCGAGATGAAGTTCGGAGACGGAAAGCACCAGAAGTCGCAGAAAGAGTTCTTGGCTGACATGGCAGCAGTCGGACACTACGTCGCAACCTGTTACACATCAGAGGATGCGGTGGAGGTGCTGCGAGAGTATTGCGAGTTATTGTCTCCACAGTGGATGAAAGAACCGAACAACAGTGTCTGGAAAGAAGGCACAATCTCGCCACTGAAGAAAAAGTGAGGACAGGAGCATGGATGAATATGCAGCAGTAGTCAGAAAGTTCTATGAGGTGTACAGACCTATCGGGAGAAGATACAACTTGCGTGTTCACAGCAGATTCTCCATGAACAGGCCCGGATTCATCAAGATTTATCAGGGAGACGGTCCCGATCGGAAGCAGATCATCAAAGTCGAAGAGGACGATGACGTTGCTTGCTACAAGAGAGCGATTGATGAACTGGAAAGCTGGGCGAGGAGCCGGGAAGACGAAAATGCGAGATACAGAACAGCATGAGACGAAGTGATTGCGCTTTTCCGTGCGGAAGATGCCTCTGCAACCATTGTGCGAACAACGTGGAAACGATAGACAACTGTACCGGAGAAGCAAAAGAACCTTGCTTCGTCTGCGATGAGTGCAGATGGTACGACGGAGACACAAGACACAAAGATATGTGGAGGCAGGAGTGCGGAGAGTATATCGTGACGAATGAACACGCAGAATGCTTGCGAAGAAAATTGAAATTGATAACAGGAGGACACACATCATGAAAATTATTGCAGTTATGACACAGAAGGGCGGAGTCGGAAAGACGATGACAGCATCATCGCTGGCATACATCCTCGGAGTAGAACACGGAAAGAGAGTGCTCATTGCTGACGCAGATCAGCAGGGGAACATCTCAATGTTGTACGGCAGATTCGAGCCGCAGGGCATCGGAATGTCGGAGTTATTAGAAAAGCACCGGGCGATCGGTGGTACATATAGCACAGAGCAGTTGATTGACGAGACACCATACCAGAACATCAGCATCATTCCGGCGAACGGATTCCTGATGAGAACGAACATGACGCTGCTCCTCTTGGAACAGGACAACCAGATTCTCCGCTTCAAGATGGCGATGGAGGAGATTCAGGACAGATACGATTATTGCATCGTAGACTGCGGACTCCTGATGGACATGACAGTGACGAATGTTCTGGTGGCAGCAGACCTCGTGATTCTTCCGGTGAAGGTCGGAGGGTTCGAGATCGAGGCGATCGTGAACATGGAGGAGCAGTTGGAAGACCTGCGAGGATTCAATCCAGACATCAGGATGAAGCTGCTCATGACGATGCGTCAGAAGAACATGACAAGTCTTCAGGTTGAGGAGTGGTTGAAAGCGTCATCCGGTCAGGATTGCTTCCAGACGGCAATCAGACGCTCGATCGTGGCAGAGAAGGCAACAATGGAGCGCGTACCTCTGCCGAAGTTCTCAAAGAGCGGAATCGTCGCAAAGGATTACAGAGAAGTAGCAGAAGAGTTGCTGAAAGACATGGAGGGATAAAGGATGATGTTCGGAGGATGGTTCAGCGGAGGAGGCAGCATGGCAGGAATGTCAGGAATGATGGTGAACGGCGGTCTGGCCTATGCGGACCGCTGGCCTCCGATGGTGCTCCCTCTTGGCCCGTATAGAGCGGCAGAAGAGGATGACATCCCGAAGAAATGGAGAAACCTCGCAAGACACGCAAGAAAGAAACGGACAAGGAAGAAATGGAAGAACAAGATCAGACGAAGAATCAAGCAACAGCAGAAAGGAGGCAGACGGCATGGAAGGAACGGCAACGATTAGTCTGGACACGCTGGATGAGTTAAGAGCGAAGGCGGAAGAAGCAGAGACGGAGAAGAAACGGAGCGATTGGTTTGTAAAGAAACTGATGAATTGCTACGGATTCGATACAGAAGCATATGACAAAGCACTGAAGGAGATTGACAACGACAGGAACCTGACAGACAAGCAGTGCTCAAAGCTGATCAGAGAAGCAATGGTGAAGCACCTGAAGATCGTGATTGACCCGGAGGAACTGAAAGAACTGATTCAGGAATACATCGACGAGGAAGCATCGGACGAGCATCTGGACATTGCGAAAGCAAGTATGAAGGAGCTGAAACAGATTCAGGTGGTACTGAAAGAGTAGTTATCCCGGCAGAAAATGTGGATATTGTGGATAAGTCATCAGATACAGAGACGAAGGAGGATAAGTGATGGCAGCAGGATGGAGCGTCATGGACGCAATCAACCGGAACAGCAAAGCGGCAGCAGAAGAAAGACCGAAGGCACGGTTCAGAACCAGAGACATCAGCGTGAAAAAGATGTACAGCAATGACATGAACTTTTATTCCAGACAGGATATTGAGGAGTTGTCGAACCTCATTCTCGCCGTGGGACTGATTGAGAATATGGCAGTTACATATGACCCTTGCGAGAAAGGAGAGTACAGAATCATCTCTGGTGAAATGAGATGGAGAGCATTGAACCTTCTGCTCGAAAAAGGGTATTCAGAGTTCGAGGTGGCAACGTGTCAGATTCTGACACCTGCCGAAGAACACGAGGAGATGGTGCAGATCATCGTTGCGAACTCATACAGAACGAAGAACATCAAAGATCAGCTTGAAGAAGCACAGAAGCTGAAAGAGTCCTTGCAGTACATGAAAGAGCACGGACTGACACTTCAGGGAATGAAACTGGATGGAAAGAAGATCAGAGATGTTGTGGCGAACATTATGAAACTGTCAGGAACGAAGGTGGCACAGATTGATGGAATCAACAGCAATTTGTTGCCGGAGTTCGTGGAGCAGTTGAAAGAAGGCAAGCTGACGTTCTCTGCTGCATATGAACTCTCTGGAATGCCGAAAGAAGATCAGGAGGAGATGCTGAAGGCACATGAAGAGGGTGAGGCCCCGACATGGAAAGAGGTCAGAGAAGCGAAGCGGACAGAACCGGAAGAGATGTCAGAGTCTGACACGTTACCGGGACAGATGGAATATCCGAAGGACTATGAGGAACCGGAGGACGAAGAAGAGTCCGATCAGGAAGAAGAACAGGGGCATGAGGAAGAGTGGGAGCAGGCGCATCCAGAGAGCATCACATCATTGTGCTACTCATGCAAGAGATACGCAGATTGTAACGTGAAGACAGGAACCTGCGAGAACTGCGATCAGTATGTCAACAAGGCAGAGGCGGAGAAAACAGACGAGCAGAGGTACGATGAGGAGCAGGCAGCTATCGACAGAGAAACAGCCAGAAAGCTGCGCGAGCAGGAGCAGGAAGAGAAGATGAACAATCTCCCATCTGATAGCAGGGAGGAAAAGGAGTACATCAGACTCTCCACGGACACCTTCGAGGATGTGATCGCTGGAAGAAGACCATACCTGATTCTGAAAAATGAAAAGATCAGAACCGGAATGATCGTGAGCGCGCTTGAATTTATGCAGGGCAGAGCAACCGGAAGAGAACTGGCACTGGAAATCGTCTGCATGGACGATGCAGGAACATCATCAGCACTGGAAGACGGATATTGTGTCGTAGGCATCCGGCAGCAGGAGATTCTGAAAGAGGCAGGAGCAGATGCAGCAGAGTATGCAGATCAGCCTGCTATGCAGTACGGAGCATAAGGAGGAAAACATGATTTTTATAAATTCACCATTCGCGATTCTGGATGAGGCTTTTCGGAGTCTCTATCCAGACAAGAAATACAAAGCCTGCATTGAACCGAGCATAAAAGACGATGAAGGAAACCGAGTGTTCGGGTTCACGCAGTTCAGCAAAGGAGAGACACCAGTCATCGCAATCAGCGCAGAACTGAACATCATGGACGCGACGGAGATATTCGCACATGAACTGGCTCATGTGGCAGCAGGCGAGGGAGCAGGCCACGGAGAAAGATGGGACGAGGAGTTCCAGAGGATATTCGATGAGTACAACCGGATAGGCAAGGAACGGTTCGGAGAAGATGGAAAAGAGATCGAGACAGCACCGGAATACAGAGGCGGATGGATTCGGGCGGAAGATCGGATGCCGGAGAATGACGAAGATGTGCTCGTGTGGTTTGAATATTTCCGATTCGGAGAGTATCAGAGACTCTTCCAGATGGCAGGCATCGGACGCACATGGCTAGGTGCGTGGTCAGGGTTCGTGAATGGTTCGTGCGGTTGGAAAGATTTGAGAATTATCGCATGGCAGCCATTACCGGAGCCATACAGAGAGGAGCAGGAAAACAATGGCGAAGAAAATGAATGACGAGGAGATGCTGGAAGCAATGGAACAGGCAGTGAAGATGCACTTCATGGCATTTCAGCAATTTATGAAGCAGACAGGCGGAGACATCGGCCTGTCACTGCAACTGACAACCAGTTACATGGCGGCGATGCTTAAAGGCGCACAAGAGCAGAACGAGAAGGAAGAGAAACTGTTAAAATTGTTGCTTCCGTCAGGGAAAAACAACCTGACGAACTAAAGGGAGGAATTGACATGGCATTATTAAACGGATTCAAAGAAACAGAGACAGAGCAGCAGTACAGAAGAGGCGAAATCTATTACATCAACAACGCAAGCAAGGAACACGTCGGAAGTGAGATGAAAAAGGACAGACCTGCGGTGATCGTCTCCTGCGATGCGAACAACAAGCACAGTGATGTGCTCGAAGTGGTTTTCCTGACATCAGCACCGAAGAAAGACCTTCCGACGCACGTTACGATCAGGAGCACCGGAAGAAAGTCAGAGGCATTATGCGAACAGCCGACTCCGGTGTCTGTGGAGAGAATCAACAACTTCGTCGGTAAGGCATCAGAGAAGGAAATGGAGCAGATTGACATTGCACTCCTGATCGGACTCGGAATCAAACTGGCAGGAGCCGAAAATCAATCGGGGGGGGCCTCGCGGAAATCTGAACAGCAGATTCAGAGCAGCGTGAAGGACAGAAGCAAGGAAGAATCGGAGAAAATGGCCGAAGAGAACCAGATGCTTCGAGAAGAACTGAAAAAGCAGCAGGAGAGCACAATCCGATCAGAGGCGGAGTGCTCTGCATATAAAGCAATGCACGAACAACTGCTGAAAAAGCTAATGGAGAGGAGGGAATGAGATGCACAAGCTGGCACTACTGATGGAGGACATCGCAAGAGCAAGCGTGTCGGCAGTGGTTGGCCTGTTCATGTTAGGAGTTGCAATCGTGATCGGAATCATCGTTCTGGTCACGATTATGACCGTGTTGAAAATGGCAATCAATGACATCAGCGAGTTTTTCAAGAAAATAGCAAGGAGAAGATGATGAACAAAGCAATTTTGATGGGCCGCATGACAAGGGACCCGGAAATCCGGTATTCAAATGGACCGGAGCAGACAGCGGTGGGAAGATTTACACTCGCCGTGGACAGAAGAGGACAGAGACAGGGGAATCAACAGAACGCAGACTTCATTCCGTGCGTTGCCTTCGGGAAGAAGGCGGAGTTTGTGGAGAAATACACGCACAAGGGAACAAAGGTGATCGTCGAGGGAGAAATCAGAACAGGAAGCTACACGAACCGGGAAGGAAGAAAGGTGTACACCACAGAAATCTATGTCAGTGACATTGAGTTCGCAGAAAGCAAGGCGGCAGCAGAACAGAACCAGAACCGGAACGACGATCAGTACGGAATGACAGGTGATGATGGATTCATGAACATTCCAGACGGCGAAGAGTTACCGCCTTTCAACTAAAGGGCGAGAAAGAAGGTGAAGAGATGAGATTGAGAGACGCAGCAAAGTGGATTAAAGAGAAAATCACAGGAAAGAAGACAGAGGAGACTCCTGTTCTGACACCGATGATCGCAACAGAGGAAGACATCGAGAGGGCAAAGAAAATGGACAGGGAAATCGAGGAGATGGAAAAGAAATCGGCACTCGTGGCCCCGATCGTCACCTCACAGGCAGAAATGGAGCGTCTGCAAAGATTCGAGGCAGGTTCAAAGCAGATCGCAGAGATGACAGGGAAGCCACACGAAGAAGTGGCAGAAGCAATCCTGAAGGTCACAACAGAGACATCTGCATCACTGGAAGAAGCAACCGAACAGGTACGCGAAAGAATGGAGTTGCAGGCAGAGGTTGCAGCAGAGGCGAAAGAAGAGTCAGACACTCCGTTCGTTCAGAGATGGGCGGAAGCACTAGGAATGACAGTTCAGGAACTGGAACAGCAAACCGGATGGACGGCGGAGCAGTTGGAGCAGAACATCATTGACAGCAGCAGGATTATCACAACTGAACTCGTCAAAGCACAGAGACTCATGAAAATACTTATGACCAACAACGGCCGGAGACGAAAAGGGATTCCGATGGTGAGACGGCAGCAGTTACTGCGAGCAGAACGGAACCAGAGGAGGAGAAGGAGTGAGAACAGGAAAGAATCATGAAGGATATTCAGACCCGACGGCGAGTTGTGCTGTCGGGCATCTGACACATGAGGAGAAACAGAGGGAGAAGAAACGGAAGGAGGAAAAGAAGCGTGATAAAAGCAGTGTGCTGGGGAGTGCTCATTCTGATTCTTCTGGCAGTCGCAGCACTGGCACTGTACATCGTCGGGATGACCCTGTACTTCAATTATCAGCTAAAGGACGGCAGGACAAGAAGAGAGTACACAGAGAAGCAGAAAAGGGCAGACGAAGAACAGATTCAGGCAATCAGGGAAATGCAGGCAAGGAAAGAAGAAAAGCGTCAGAAAAGGCGGCAAAGAAAGAGTGAAGCAAACAGGAGGTAAAAGAGATGGATGCAACAAACAACGAGAAGGCGGAGATTCTGAAATGGATGCTCGGCCAGATTTACCGGGCAGAGAAGAGAAAGAAGCAACTTGACGAGAGGCTGGTCAGGATTGCAGAGGAGAGGGACGCTCCGATTGGCGGTGTCGGATATAGGCCACTGCCGCGATCTTCTTCGGGAGAAGGCAATGGAGCAGCAAGCATCATCCTGAAGATGTCAGACATCGAGGAGAGAATCTACACGCAGAAGGAAGAAGTGGAGAAGGCGATCGTTCGCGTGATAGACATTCTGGATTATCTGCCGCAGGATAGTCTGGAAAGAGAAATCTGCGAACTGCGACACATCGACATGAAGCCATGGAAGGATATTCAGGAGAGCATCCCGATGTCACGGAGCCAGTGCAACAAGAGATACAACAAGGCGATTGAGATGCTGCTGAACAAGGGACGCATCGAGCGCATGATCGAAGAGAACGAGGAAGCATACACGGACTGGAAACTGGACAAGGAATGGAAGATGCTGAAGAAATCCCCTGAAAAACAAAGTGGGGATATTGAGTCGGGAAATAAATCTGGAAAATATTTTCAGGAAAATCAGAAAGTAAAAGCGGTTAGCAATGCGGACAGAATTGATCGCAGAAAGAAGAAGGGAATGAAGACACAAAGGACATGATGAACGAACGGCAGCAGGAGCCACCTTCATCGCATCTGCATGGAGCAGGTCACAACACATCCATCTCACGGCAGCGGAGAACCACGAAAAAATAAGGTGGGGTATTCGTTGCCGTTTTCTTTTCTGGAAATATCGGGCAGTCAGATAGGGAGCAGACAAGAGAGCCGGAGCAGTTGCAGGTGTCAGACTCTGACACGCAGGAGATCAGAGCAGGAGCATCGGCAGCAGTACATACATAGCAGGGCAGACAAGAGGAGTCAGAGGCAGAGGACAGGCAGTGGAGCGCACGGAGGCAGTGAGAGCCAGTACAGAAGGACAGGAGAGCAGAGACAGCAGAGGAGACGGAGGCGGCAGCAGGAGGCACGAGAGGGCGGCAAGGACACACAGGAGGAGCAGAGTGGACAGACACGACAGGGAGCAGGCAGGGCAGAGAGAAACACGAGACACAATGAGACATTCAAGTGTGCTATGATGGTAGCATGGACAAGCGGACGAGTGAGAGCGAAGCAACGTGACCGCGCCACATAGTACAAGAGCGAGAGCACAGGGAGACACTGACGAGGTGATCTCCCTGTTTTTGTGTCCTGCGACTGCTGCAACGATGGCGGCAGGGCGCAAGGTACTTCCGCAGGGGGGCAACGAATGCGGGGCGCGGAAGGTCCGGTATTTTTGCCTGTAAAGTCAAAAAAAATACGGCACTTCCTTCCTCTTTTGCCGCTGAAATGGAGGTGAAAATCAGAAAATGGATGTAAATCAGAAAGAACTCGCCGCCATTTTAGGCATCACAGACCGTCGTGTCCGGCAATTAAAGAACGAGTTCGGCTTGTTTTCAAAGGGTTTGTCGAGTGAAAAGAAACAAAAAAACTATGTTTTGGAAAAATGCGTCCCTGAATACATCAATTACAAGCTGGAAGCGGAAGTGCAGCAGGGTACAGGCTACAACAAAGAAAAGGAACAGGCCGAGCACGAGCAGATCAAGAAGAAAATCTCAATCCTGAAGCTGCGGAAGCTGAAAAGAGAGCTTCATGAAGCAGACGATGTGGAGGAGTTTCTGACGGATATGCTTGTGAATTTCAAGAACAGGCTTTTGTCCGTTCCGCAGAAGGTCGCACCTCTGATCGTGTCAGAGGATGATGTGAATGTCATTCTGGACATTCTGGAAAGAGAAATTTTTCAAACATTGGAGGAGTTGTCGGAATATGACCCATTGAAAATAGACAAAGATACCACATCACAGATACTGGAAGAGATGGACGAGGAAGAGGACGAGGACGAAAGCGAGTAAAGGGGTGAAAGAGTTTGTCATCGTCTGAACGACAGCGTTCCCGGCAACGGACGAGAAATTTATTTGTAAACACAATTAAAGCCACACTGAAGAAACCGGAAAAGCTGACCGTTTCACAGTGGGCGGAAAAATACAGAATACTGGATGAGTCCAGCAACTTCTCCGGCCAGTGGTCGAATGACATCACTCCGTATCTGGTCGGAATCATGGATGCGTTCAATGACCCCTACATTCAGGAGATCAATTTCTGCAAGCCGACGCAGGTCGGCGGAACAGAAGCGATGCTCAATATGCTCGGATGGATAATCATGGATAGTCCATCACCGACGATGATCGTATATCCGAGCGATGATCTGGCAAAGGACACATCAAATGACAGAATCAAGCCGTCTCTGACAAAGACACCAGAGATCAAGGAGAGATTCTATGAACACTCATCGAAGGAACTGAACCTGAAGTTCCGGGGAATGAAGATATATCTTCGAGGTTCCGGCTCTCCCGGAAAACTGGCATCAAAGTCAATCAAGTACCTGTTTTTCGATGAGATTGACAAGATGGACGGTGCATCGAAAAAAGAGGCATCGCCCTACAATCTGGCGAAGGAGAGAACCAGAACATTCACATACAGCAAGAAGATATACACTTGCTCAACACCGACGCTGAAGACAAACTATGTCTGGCAGATTCACGAAGACGCAGACGAGCAGAGGCATTATTTCATGCCGTGTCCGCACTGCGGAGAGCATATCACGTTCGCGTTCAAACAGATTCATTTTCCGAGCGGAGAAGGAATGACAAACGCAGAGAGGGCAAAAGAGGCCGTCTATGTGTGTCAGGAGTGCGGATGCGAGATCACAGATAAGGACAAAATCAAGATGCTTCGGCAGGGCGAGTGGAGAGATGTGAAAGGAACCTGCATCGGAAAGCCGAGAAAGGTGTCATACTGGCTCAATGCTCTGTATTCACGATTCCTGTCATGGGCGGAGATTGTGAAAGAGTTCCTTGACTCAAAGGATGACCCGGAGAAACTGCAAAACTTCGTCAATTCGTGGCTGGCAGAGCCGTGGGAGGACACGAAGCTGAAAACAACAGCAGACACAGTGGCCGAAAGGCAGACTGATCTGCCAGAACTTGCAGTGCCGGGATGGGCGAGGATGCTGACTGGTGGTGTCGATGTGCAGGAAACGTGCTTGTATTGGACTATAAGAGCATGGGGAGATCACATCACATCGCAAAATATCGCGCATGGACAGGCGATGTCTTTTGCGGACATTGAAAGAGTGATGAATCTGGCATATGAGCGAGAAGACGGTCAGAAACTGGTCGTGTGCTTGTGTCTGATCGACTCTGGATATGATTCGGACGGAACATATGACTTCTGCGCGAACAATTCAGACTGGGCCTTGCCAGTCAAAGGCTCGAACAATCCCATGATGTCGCATTTCAAGATGTCGAAAATCAATAAACCGACAAGCGCAGCACACGGAATGAATCTGGTGCTCGTTGATGGTGACAAGTACAAGGACATGATCGCGGCCAGAATGAAAAAACCAAACGGTCGAGGCTCATGGATGGTGTACGAGGGATGCGATACTGAATACGCAGAACAGGTGACTGCGGAGCATAAGATCAACACGAAGTCGGGCAAGAAAACAATTCAGAAATGGGTTCCGAAGCGTTCTCACATCGACAACCATTACCTCGACGCAGAAGTGTACGCGCTGGCAGCGGCAGACATCAGAGGAGTTCGTTCGATGCACTTGGACAGTGAGGAAGAACAAGAACAGCCGCAGCAGGAGGAAAAACAGTATGCTCCTGAAGAAGCGTGGATAAAAGCAAATGAAAACTGGGTATAGGAGGAAAGTCGATGGAAGAAATGGAACAAATGAACACCGAAGAGTTGCTAAAGCAAGTCAACACAGCAATCCGAACGGTCCTGATCGGAGGCCAGTCATACCAGATCGGAAGCCGAAAACTGACCAGAGCAGACCTGTCACTTCTGCGACAGATGCAGAAGGAACTTCAGGCAGAAGTGAACGCGCAGGAGGCATCTGGACTTCTGGATGATACATACGTTGCCTTCTTTGATGGGAGGTGAGAACGGTGAACTGGTTGGATGCAGCAATCTCATTCGTGTCTCCTGAATGGGGCGCACGAAGAGTGGCATGGAGAAACGAACTGCGGAACTATGATGCAGGAAACGACGCAAGGTTGAATGCCGGGTGGAGAGTTGCAAACTATTCGGCAGAGGCAACCGACAGAGGGAACCGAGAGTATGTGCGAGCACGAGCAAGGGACCTTGAACGGAACTCTGATGTGATGAACTCCGTGCTTGGAGCATACAAGAGAAACGTTGTCGGAACCGGATTTCAGCTTCGATCAATGACGAAGAAGAACGTGGTCAACAAGGAACTGGAACGATTGTGGAAAATCTGGTGCAAGGCCAGAAACTGCGATGTGACAGGACAGCAGAGCCTGAACCAGATTCTGCGAATGGCCGTCGTGAGAAAGAAAGTGGACGGAGGAATCCTGTTCGTGAAGAGATACACACGAGACGGAATCCTGCCGTTTTCTCTTCAGATGCTCGAAGTGGATGAACTGGACTCAATGCACGTTATGCCAGAGAAAAACGGAAATCGTGTTGTCGGTGGCATCGAATACAACACATACAATCGCCCGGTCGGGTATTGGATAAGGCAGTACCAGATTGACGGATATACAATCGGGAATCCTGTGTATCTGAAGGCATCGGATGTCATTTTCTACTACACGAAGAAACGTCCGAGCCAGATCAGAGAGATGTCCGACATGAGTCCGACAGTAACAAGGATTCGAGATGTCAACGAGTTCATCACTGCGGTATCAGTCAAAGAGAGAATTGCCGCCTGTCTGTCGGTATTCATCAAGAAGGCTCTCCCGGTGTCTGGCATCGGAAGAAATGGCGGAGCATCGCAGGACAAGGCAAATTATGACGGAAAGACACTGACTCCGGGCATGATTAAAGAACTGAATGCAGGAGATGAGGTGCAGGTCGTAAACCCGACAGGGCAGGCAGCAGACGCGACTTCCTTCGTGAAACTGCAACAGCGTCTCGTCGGAGCAGGACAGGGCATTTCCTACGAAGCAACAAGCCGCGATATGTCAGAGACAAATTATTCATCTGCGCGTCAGGGAGCCATTGAGGACGAATTGACGTTTGCGGAAGAGGAAGAACAGATTCTGGCCGTACTGGATGAGATATACGAAACCTTCGTGATCTCCTGCGTGTTGGCAGGAAAGGTGGATATTGCAGACTTTTGGGAAAGAAAAGAGGAATATCTGCAACATGAATGGATTAAACAGCCGAAGAAATGGATTGACCCGGTGAAAGAGTCAAATGCAACAAAGACGGCGATGCAGACCGGGCAGAAGACGTTCAAACAGATCGCGGCAGAGAACGGTCGAGACTGGCAGACACAGATCGACGATATGGCGGAAGTCCTGAAATATGGACAGAAGAAAGGAATTGATTTAGGAGGTGTGGTTTTCGGTGGCAAAGTGCAGAAAAAAGAAGAAAATAGCACAGGTCAGAATGACAATGGCACAGATGGCGGAAGCGAAGAGAAGACCCCTGTCAAGGGAGGAACCGGAGCAGAAGCAGGAAAGAAATAAAGGCATCAGAGCACTCGTGGACTGCCAGATCAGAGCAGTCGAGGGTGAAGGGAACGAAAGAACATTCGTGCTCTCGTTCTCTTCGGAAGCACCATATACACGCTGGTTCGGACAGGAGATTCTGGACCACACAGGGGAATGTGCGGACCTGACAAGACTCAATTCAATCGGTGTTGTTCTCTATAACCACAAGAGAGACAAGGTTATCGGGAAAATCAACAAAGCATGGATTGAAGATCAGAGAGGTTATGCAGAGATCACGTTTGACTCTGACGCAGAATCCGAAGTCATCTATCAGAAAGTGAAGTCCGGGACTCTGAAAGGAGTGTCCGTCGGCTACATGGTAGAGGACTGGGAAGAAGTAGCACCGAACAAGGTGTCAATGGATGGACGTTTCACTGGTCCGTGCTCGATCGCGAAGCGGTGGATTCCGTATGAAATCAGCATCGTGAGCGTTCCGGCAGACCCTACGGTCGGAGTAGGCCGTTCGATGACGGCAGATGAGGCGGCAGCATGGAATGAAACCTATGCTCGGCAGTTACAGTATAACAAAAACATCGCAAGAGGAGGAAAAAGCAGATGACAAGAGAACAGATGCTGGCTC